AACATACTCAATACCAGTCTTAAAGAACTTTACATATCCTATCAGGTTTATCGAACTCTGTCAACCACTGTAAGGACGCCGTGAGCATAAAAGAGAAGAAGCACAGAACCAATTGCTGCTGAGATAATTGTAGCAGATTTATTGTGCTTGTCAATGGCCTTTGCAATTGACTGATCAATCATTGCTTGAACTTCATCCTTGTCCATTTCGTAAATGTTCTTCATAAGATTGTCGAATAATTTTATCAACTTCATCGAGATCGTATTTTTCGAGATCCCAACTTTCTCTGATTATTCTATCAGCAAAACAGTAAACCTGAGCATTAACTGTAATATTTTGTCTTACAAAAGAACTCAGGATAAACTGTCTTCTTTGTCAGACTTCATCTTTCATTTTTTCTCGTCTCCAAGATACTTTGCTAGAGGATCTCTTCCTGTTCTAATTATTTCACACGCTCTCTTATAAAACATATTATTCGTATTTCCAGACTGTTCAAAAGTCTCTTTAATACGGACCCAATTTTTATAAGTATGTTGGTCCATTTGATTTTTTAAAAGGTTACTATTATATACAACTCTCCAGTACCAAGATGTTAACATAATGTGTTCGTTCGGTAACAATCAGAGATAGTTTGGTATTTATCGTTACTAAGACGGAGGGAAGGAGAGTCGAGCTCCTAAGGGATTTAACACCTCAACGCTTTTCAAGAGCGGTTCCGTCGCCAATCGGATTGTCCCTCCAAAAAGTCCTCAACGGACTTCAAAATCAAGTCGTCTAACTTTACGTTGACGTCTTGCTTCTTGCCAAGCAACGTCTTCTTGAGTGAGAACTCCAGACTTTTGCTTTTCTTTTATAGAGTTTAACATAACAATGCGAGATAAGTCAACTGCAGAAATCCTATCTCCACGAATTGTTGCCATATTAGAACAACCGCAAGAAACTGCCTTAGTTGGATGCCCTGTTATTTCTTTATTACATTCTTTGCATCTTATTGATAACATTTTTCTTCATCCTATTCATTGTAAATGAGATCTTAGTTGCCATACAAATTTTCCATGAGATTCCATTAAATCTTGAACTAGATTAGCAGTCGAATATGTTTTTTGATCTTCTGCTTCTTCTGAAATCTCAGACATTAATTCACAAAACTTAGTGTTATTATCCAAAAGTTCTTGAAGCATTTCTTTTGCTCCCGTTGAACTTGCTGCTTCTTTAATTTGAGTTACCTCAAGCATTCTTGAAAGAGAACTTAATGGTTTTACATTTAAGTATCTCATATGTTCGGAAAGACGATCAATCTCTTCAAACATAGTTTCATATTGTCCACCAAAAAGTTGATGAAGTTGAGTGAAATCTTCTCCAACTACGTTCCAGTGAAATGCCCAAGTTTTATGAAATAGTACAAAAAGTGATGCCTGAGCATCACTTAAGAGTTTAAACAGTTTTTCCATTATACTCTTTTTTATATATTTATCAAACTCTACCATAGTCATCTTGAAGTCTCACAATGTCCTCTTCAGAACAATTTCCAATTTGAACTTCTATGAGGGTCAATCCATCTTGACCAGCAGAGGATCTATGAATAGATTTTTTAGGAATGTAGAATGATGTTTTAGAATCAGTGTTATATTCTGATCCATCAACAACAATTTTTCCAAAACCACCAACTATAGTCCAATACTCATCTCTCTCATCGTGATACTGAAGAGAAAACTTTTGATACGAATTTACTTCTATTCTCTTGACAACGTAATTCTCTTCTTCTAAAAGAATCTCATAATTTCCCCAAGGTCTTTCAAACTTCATTTATTTCAAATGTATTCAGTTTTATATATGGAGAATATCGGACTTGAACCGATGACATCCTGCTTGCAAAGCAGGCGCTCTACCAACTGAGCTAATTCCCCGAAGAATAGTGAGTACCCACCACTCGCGGAAGACACTTTCTGCAACTCCCAAGGTTGGATTTGAACCATAGACCAATCGGTTAACAACCGATAGATACTGCCACTGAGATACTTGGGAATAAGAACCTTAAGGTTCAGAGCGAAAGACGGGATTCGAACCCGCAACAACCTGCTTGGAAGGCAGGGACTCTACCATTGAGTTACTTTCGCAATAAGACAATCATAAACCATTTAGGTTAGATTGTCAACAGGCGTATCAGGACTCGAACCTGAAATAAGGGTTTAGAAGACCCGTGTGATATCCTTTTCACCATACGCCCAATCACTGAGTTATCTTACCAGACTGTTCTTGAGTTGTCAAGGGGCAGTCTGGAACCCAAGGAGCACAGAGGCGGATTTCTCCTCCTAGTGCCTGACACTCAGGAGTGTAGCACACGGAAGTGTCTACGGGTTTCTCTGAGTGTCTTGGTGGAGTTATTCTAACAACTCCATCGTCTCCTGTCAAGCGTTCATAGTCATAGATTGCTTTATCTACGGTTCTTTTCGCTTTCCGTTCAATAATACCAAGATCTTTCTTTAGTTCTGGTATTAGAGGAGAATCTGGTTGATACTTTACTAAGGTCTCGTAAATGATATCCCAGATATGTTTGTCTTCTATTTTAAGACAAGAAGAGAGTGCTGCAACTATAAAAGTAAGTATAAGTATTGTCTTTATTGTTGTCTTCTTTCTTCCAAAGTTAAAGTTAAACATAAGAAAGGGTGAGGTCTGCAGCACTCGCCCTTATTTATTATGTTTTTATACTCGTGAATAACATACGCTAGCGACACCTTGCTCCGGTGAGGCAATAGATGAGAACGCACCATACGATAGATCAAGGTCTCTTCCGCCTACATATGGTCCACGATCATTTACTCGCACAATCACTGATCTACCATTTCGTTGATTTGTCACCCGTAACCTAGTTCCGAAAGGAAGCCATCGATGTGCGACTGATTTTCCGTATGCATTAAATGTTTCTCCATTGGCAGTTGTCTGCCCGTGATATCCGTCACCTATTCCATAATGTGAAGCGAGGGAACATCCGCTCGCTGCCTTTGCCTGAAGGGGTGCCAGTCCTACGGTGGCAATGGCAATAATTGAAAGTGTTTTAAAAAGCATTAAAATTAATAGAACTCTACATCCGTATAGGCAAAGGAGAGGTTCCCCTTCTCAGGGGCAGTGCCCACGGCTCTAAATCAAACTCAAAGACTCATAACAAGAAAACCCTACTCATAATAGGGAACCCGAATGGATTTTTTACATAATAAGTTAATATTTAGGTTTTGTCAAGAATTTGGTTTACCGAACATCAATCTCTTGTTCATCAGTCCAATCATCGTTTTCAAGACAAAGATAATTAATCTCATCCTTACCCTCAGGAAGATTAATCCACTCATCAAATTCTGCTAGAAGTGCTTTAGCATTCCTGTGGCGATCCGCTTCGTGAAGCAGTTCAATTTTTTCAATTGCCCAGTCCCTAACGTGATTCACGGGATCAATCTGAGTTTCCATAGTAATCTTTTCGGAAATATCTGGAGAGTACGTTTGAATTGTAGAATGCTGGTTCTCCGTTGTCAAGTGCTTCTGTGAGGACATTGTTGACGAAGAGTTGTCGCGTCTCTTCGTAATTTGTTTTGCCCTTTGTTTTATGTAATGATAGGATAGTTCGACTAAAATTTTCTCTGCCAAACTTTTCAATGTCTTCTTTAAGTTCCGGACAAGACCCATAGTAATTTTTCCAATCGGATTCTGATTTTACTTTTCGTTTTTTACCTTTAGGCGTTCTAAACTGCCAAAGATACTTACGCCCAATATATTTCCTACCATTAAGATTGTTTTGTATAAGATAAACAAAACCAAAGTAATCTTGAATATCACACGAATCAAAAGGTTTTCCATTATAAAACCACGGATTAGTATAACTGCAATTCATTCACATAGTCAATCGCTTTGTTAAGATATTTATTTGCTAGTTCTTTATCATATGGATGTGCTTGTTCATTATAAAGTTGATGTTTCAATCCATCCAATCTTGCTTTAAGTTCCAATATGTCTGAAATGTGTACCATAAAAAAAGAGGGTTTACCTCCTCTATCTATACGATGTCGTTTGTATTTTTACCTAACCATTCTTTTGGATAGTCATAATCCCCAAACAGAAAATCATCATATTCTGCTGCCTCTTTGTATGCGTTCAAGATTTCCTGTTCACACCATTCATCATAATTGGAATCCTGCGAAAGTATTTTTGGTAACATTAGATTATATTAAGTCCTGGTTCTAATATTTTATAATCGTTTCCATCATAAGCAACTCCAGAGTAATATTCTGTAGTGTCCATCACAGAAAACATATTATACTCTCTACCATCCTCAAATGGTGTTATATCCACCAAATCTCCATATGTATTTTTCCAAATACTATGGTATATTGCACATCCATAAGTTTCATCTTCAGTATCTGTAATCAAATAATATCCGGTTATTTTTTCTCCACCATAAGTTTCCACATAATGATTTACATTATTGTGGCAGTTTGCATCAATACACAAAGGTTTTGGTGTGACTGGTATTTCTAAAAGTGTAGAAGAAAACTTACAATACTCTTGCAGTTTTATTACACACTCATCTTCTGGTAATGATATTCTAAACTTTCTCAATACTCCATCCATTTCTTCTTGGTCCTTTTCTTTCATAAAGTATTGCTGCGTGCATAGTAGCATAAGATATTTTATTTTCACTACAAAACTTTTTAAGTTCTCCAAACACCTCAAATTTTTCCCCAGAAGGACTTGTTAGAAGATAAGTTACTGATGATGGAGATTTAAAACCTTCGGCAAATCTTTCTTTTGCCCTTTCACTTATTTTTCTTTTTCGTTCTTCACTACAAGGAACACCATAACTTGGATTATTTTTTCCTGCTACTTTTTGACTTATTTTCTTTTTAGTTTCTTCAGTATGTTTTCTCACACCACCATAGTTTCCTCTTTCCTCCTTTGTTTTCATTCTTTTTTGGATTTGTTCTTCCCAGTTATCTCCATATATTTCTTGATAGGTTTTTCCTTTGTGTTTAGGTGGTCTTGAACTTTCACATATATTTGTTAATATACCATCTTTATCGTATCGTATTCTTC